CATCTTGAATTCTTTTAACAAAATAAATATGAACTGCTTTAGATGCATTAGATGAATCAGGTGTTGGATAAAGTGTAACAACTGTTTTATCTACAAACCTTTGTACAAAATATTTTGAAGGTGTTCCTTTAGATAATTTATTTGATAATGCGGAATAAGTTGATCTGTCTATTTTTGTAATTGCAGAATCTGCTTGATCTACTGCAGTTCTATCTGCTCTTAAAGTTGATTCAAGAATGTCCGCTACACCATAAGTATCAGCAGGATCAGTTACTGCACTTGTACCATCACCAGATGATCTAAAAAATTTATATTCAGCTTGGCCTTCAACAAGATTAATATCAGCTTCTCCTACTTCCCAGTAGTGCAAACCTCTATTACCCCATTCTTGAAACATTATATTTAAAGAACGTCTTGCTGTTTTTAACTGATATCCAGAAGTTACTTGTGAACCTATTCTCTCATATGCTTCTGCAATAATTTCATCTACTGCAAAAGTTTTGTCGAAAGTAACTGTGCCTGAAGTTGTATTGGCCATTAGTTACCCTCCTTAATAAATTTTTTGAAACTCTGCTATAATTGTGTAAATGTTACCAGAATCTGCTGTACCTGGAACTACAAGATTAACATCGCTTTCATTAGTGTTATTAGATTTATCTGCTGGTATTCCACCAAATTCTCTAAAATCCCAATAACCTGCTCCTGTTAAACCTATAATAGGTATATCGCCATCATCATCTTCTTCATCTAAACGTGCAAATGAATCTCCACCATCTCCACCTTGACAAGAATACCAAACTCTAAGTAGTCCCAAGTGAGCTACTGCTGTTCCATCTTCTCTAGCGTCTAATGCTGATACATCACCAAAAACTGTAGTTCCACCGTTTCCGTCTGATTGATTTACTATTTTAATAACAACTCTTTTGTCGTTTTGTTGTAGGATAGTTGGTCCTGTTACTGTGTCTGCCATTTGTTTCCCTCCTTAATTAAGAAACTGTGGGGCCGAAGCCCCACATTAATTATTTATTATTATTACGCTGCGAATACAAACGCACCTGTGACTTGAGTAGTCTCAGCTGCTAATTTTGTCGCAATATGCCATGTAGCATCTTCGTAACAAATGAAAGCAATTTGTCCACCAGTAGTCAACAAGTTTGTTGCTGCGTTAGCTGGTGTGAAAGTTAGTTTTGTTTCATCTGCTGCTGAAGTATCAAAAGTTACTTCACTTGAACCTCTTGATTCAATTACTGAACCAGTTGCCCAAACATCAGAACCTGCTGCATCAAAAACTAATGTAGCTGTTCCACCTGTAGTGTCTTTTGATTGACAATAAATTACTATTGTTCCTGCTGTTGCTGCGGGTAATGTCATAGTTGCAGCTGCTGCACCTGTGTAGTTGACTACAGAAATAGTGTCTGCTGCTAACGTTACATTAGTTGCTGTTGCTACATCTGAAATTGATAAACCAGTTAAGTCAGGCATGCCTGAACTCATTCTAGTTGTTATTGCTCCAGTAGACGTGTTTTTAGTTGCTACTTGGAAACCTTTTTCGGATCTTACCGGTCCATTAAAAGTTGTATTTGCCATGTTAATATCCTCCTAGATATATATAAATGTAGTCCCTAGGGGTGTCGACTATACGCGTCTACATTTAATTTATTTTAATTTGTATAGTGTGATATTTGTACAACAGTTTTTAGTAGAGTGCAAGAGAGCCTGTAAAGAAAGTGCGATTTCAGCGATGTAGCTTTGTGACTTAAGTAGCTACAGAAACTTGTGGAGCAGCGCCTTCAACGCTATTCTGCCTGTGAGCAATTTGAGCTTCTTCAAGCTTGATCTCAGTAATGACTTGTTTAACTTTGTCATCAATTCTGACCATTTCAAGAGTGTATCTATCATTAGACAGATGCTCCTGTTGCCACTTCAACTCCAAGGACCTTTTTTGTTTGTATAGGTCTTGTATCATTAACAACCTCCTCATAGGTTATTCGATTAATCTCGTTATTATAGTTGTTCCCGAGATATTCCCAGTTTATACTCTTTTCTCCCAACTTGTCAAGGATTGATTCTTCTAGAGAAATAGCATTATCTTCCGCATAAACATTAAATTTTGCGTAATGATCGTATGCCCAAATGTTGACTGTGAATTGTTTCATCGTTTTTTCTTTCTATTAACTAAATGTGGCCGAAACATGTCCGGCCACAAAAATGTTATGATTATGCTCCTGGAGAACCAAAGATACCTCTAGGGTCTGAGAATCCAAAAGAATATCTCTCTCTAGCTTTGTATCTAACGTTACCAGTTTCGAAGTCGCCTTCCATTGCAGTTTTGATCGGTGCTCTAACAAACATTTTCAGTCCATTAGGAACATCAGTCTTAATGAAAAATGCATCAGTATCAGTTAAGTAGTGGTTTACTACATAACCTTGTGGGATCATTCCCATGCTACCGACTGCATTGATATCATTATCTGCAGTGCCTGTTCTACCTTGAGATTTCATCAATCTCTCAGCAGTAAATTGAAGCGCTGAAGGAATTATCATTTTAACTCCTTTTGCCGCAATTTTTAGGCCTCTTTCATCAGTCATAGCTGCGATGTCAATAAGAGCTTGCTCTAACGAAGTTTCGTTTAAGTCAGCTGCAGTTGACAGTTCATTTTTGAACGTTCCAGCAACGATTGGGTGAGCGTCAGAACAAAGTTCTACTCCATCTCCACCTGTGAAAGACGAACTGAACGCATTGTTCAGTACGTTTGCTGCTTTAACTTGTTTAGCATTTGCCATAGATCTAGCTAATGCTTTTGTGTATCTAGACGCAAGTCTATCATACAAGTTATCTTCAATCGCTTCTTCAGTGATTGAGAACGCTAAAGCAAGCGTTTCGTGTGTGTATCTAGCAGTGAAAGATTCCTGTGCTGTATCGTAGTTTACGCTTGAACCTTCAGGTTTAACTGAAGCATTCGCGAAACCAGATAACATTACTTCTTCTTCAAAAGCTCTGTCAGAATTTTCTACGTCGAAAATTTCTGCATGCTCATCTGCATAGTTTTTGTATTCCAGGCCGAATAGTGCATTCAATCCTGGCTCTAACTCTTTTACGAGTTGTGATCGTGATATTGCCATAATTTATCTCCTATTCTAAAATTATACGCCTGTTGTTAATTTAAAGACATGTTCGCCAGTGTTGAACACAACATATGCATTTGCATTTGCTGATCCTGTATCACTATTGTCCGGGTCTTTTGATATACCGATTTGTTTAAAACCGCCTGATGTACCTGAAGTAGACGTGTCTAACTCAGAAGTTGATTGACCAGTAATAGCAGAACCTGCTACTCCTGTAAAATCAAAAGCTGAATTATTCATCGCTGCTGTTCCAGTGCCATCATGCTGTACTTCATACACGATATTAGGATCTACATGAACTGTAGCTACTATATCCGCTGCTGCGACTTGTGTGTACGAAGCTTTAAACGTAGGCTTACTTGTTGTGGGGTCAGTATAAAACACACCACCAAAAACACCTAATTGTTGTGTGTCTCCAGCTGCTGCTGCTTCGATACCACCGCCTGCTACTGCTTCAACGACTTGTCCAGTAAAAATGGACGCTGACGCGTTGTTAGCAATTGCATACTCTTCTGCTCTGATTAGTCCACCAGACAAGTGTCTTGTCGGTTTAAAACCAAAAGCTGCATCTTTATTTGCCATATTATTATCTCCTTTTGTACCTGCCTCGAAAGGCCTCCAGTACGATTTAATTTATCCGTTGGTAAGAATTGTTAAAAAATTAACTCTTCTTCGTACCACCGAAGGTTACACGAGTCTGTCGATCATTATTGATCGGCATACTTGGATGCTGTTCCTTCATTAAATCGTTTTCAATCGCGTCGTTTCGGTCTTGAGTTTGTTGTTCAAAATATTCTTTGCGCGCTTCAACAATTTCGTTAGGTATCCTTGCCAGCAAAAGGCCGCCAACTCCGATAACCCCTTTATATTTCCCGTCATTAACAGTTGGATAATCTATCTCAGAATATTCATCAGATCTAACTAATTCAAATCCTGATCTTAACTTTGCCGACATGTTTGATGAATCATCAAAACCCATCGACTCTGCTCTTATCCACCTATGTTTAAAACCATCTGGTGCGGGTGGGGCATCTAAAGATGATGGTGGAGTCCAAACTTTTTTCTGTTCTTTAACTT